CAATCTTGTGCTAGCAGATGTTTTAGCTAAAGTGGAGCCCCGGGAGCTGGCAGCGCCTATTGATGGACTGCCCTACCTCTTAGTTGTTATAGCACCTCCACTGTACGGAAGCACCACCTACTGCAATACTATTGACGCCCACGGGCTGACCATTGACGGAGGTGCTCTCAGAAGGCGTGGGCGCAGGGCAGACCAGCTTCTAGCGCGCTGCCTAACCACCGGCTGTTTCCTCGAGTACAATGATTATGTGTACTCAGGGGTTGTGGGTGCTCTGGCTAAGCTTTCAGGCTGTGTCCTGCTGCTGCCAGAGCATCCATCCAGGCTTGGTCTTGACCTGTCTGGGTATAATGTAGGGGTTGTGGGTGCTGCACCGTTGGACAACAGCCAGCTCCGGTTCAGGAGCAACGGTGATGTTGTGAAGTATGGACTTGCGGTTTCGAGCAACAGAGTCCACATAAATGCACTCTTCAATCAAGATTATCCCTCAGTGCCAATTGACACACTGTTCACGCTATTGAATAGTGTTAGTGTGCGGGGCAGTGGTAGGGTTGCACCTGTCTTGCCGGGCCTCCGTTTGATCAGCACTGACTGCTACGGCAGGCTGGTTTTCCGAGGCCAGAGCTTGCTCCATGCGGCTCTGAGTAAGCGCAAGATGTTGACCAGGCCGGCTGCAGCTAGCTCAGGTTGTGAGTGGCTGTGGCTTATTGACATGCATGATGATGTGACTATTGATGCCGACACAGCTGAAGCTCTGCATAGGTTGAGCGAACTGAAGGCTGTACCCAGCTCAATTTTGCACAGAGTGTACAAGAAGTGCTTCAGTGACATCGTCCCTGGCCACGTGTGGCGATATGGTGTTAGTGAAAAGGCAAGGTGGGTGTGGTCTGGCGTGCGCGATCTGGTTGCGGATATAACAACCAGCGTTCGCAAACGCGCGCGGCTTGGGCTCAGTGTGGTGTACAATGAGAGAGTATTCGTTCGGCGCGGCATGACCGACGTTCAACGCAAGTCTGTCGATGAATTTATGGGCGTGGAGGGCTACGGCGCTAAACTGGCCACTGAGCCGAGGCTGTGGTCTGATGTTGCTGCAAAGGCTGCATCCTCTGGTGGGTCTGGCTGCAACAAAGTGCTTCGCATACTGTTCCCGTGCACATCGCAACAACTCACAATAAGGGAAACCTATGATGTTGGTGTCGTGTTCGCCGCCCTACGAGAGACAGACAAGGCCTTCGCAGCTCTGTTGGCAAAGAGGGCACTCGGACTTGGTGGTCAGTGCGTGGCTCGGCTTGGCTTGTTTTACCTTTCGGGTGCCACAGGCAAGTCATTGGTGTCTAGTATGATCAGACATGGCTGGCTTGACTATGGACTAGAGGAGTTTGAGCAGCTTGGAAAGGCGGTGCACGCGGTAATCAGGTCGTCAGGGGCTGTGAATATACTCCCACTTGGTGTTACCGTCGCAGATGTCGATTCAGCACTGTACATGCAGCTATTGTCAGGGCGCTACGACTTCCATGACCTTGATGTGTCTGGTGAGTTGGTTGACAGGATGAAACCAAACCCGACCAAGGTCATCAACACAAAGAGCGGGCCCAGCGAGATGCTTTTCAAGACACTGGTGGACCAGTCGCTTGGCCAGGACAGACGCAGGGCGGCTCACGTGATGCATCGCCACGGTCAGGAGAAGTTGATGGACCTGCTTGCATATTATGGTAAATACTCAGCTACTGGGAGCTGCAAGAGTCTCAGAGGTAAGCTGTCGGTTATGTGGGAAGGCAGGGAGCATGATGTGGATAGCCCGAGCAAAGTGGCATGGCTTGCTAATCTGGACGAGCAGCAAGTGATTGAGGTGGTTGCGGATGTTGGCTCTGGTATTGAGACGACAGGCGTGAGGAAGACAGAGAGCGGTAAGCTGCGAATGCTTTTGCCCGCACCTGAGGCCCACTGGCTGGCTGAGACTTTGGCCATCATGGACAGTGAGCGCGCGGTGTTCGGACCTGTGCGTCAGGTCGCGTTGGAGAAGACCAAGTTTGAGACGTTGCACGGCCTGCTCCAGCGCCTGAGCTGGGTGAAAGCTGGTTTGACTGTGGCAGCCGAGGATTTTGAGGATTTCAACATCCTGCAGGATTACGAGTCCATGAGGGCTGATTACATCGCCCTGTCTGCTGAGATAGCCAGTGTATGCGG